CTTCGTTTAAGTTTATGTAACATAATTAATTAAGAATAACCCCCTCGTGAGAAGGGGTTACGACTTAACTAACTATTAAGTACCCGGAACTACAAACGCAACAGCAGCGTCATTACGCAATTCAGCAACACCATAAATAGTGTCTGAAGTGAATAAGTCGCCAAGGTATTCTTGTTTATACTGCGTTTGTGAACGAACACCAACCTGCTCTGCTAGAACTAAAGCATCTTTGTGCTGAAGCACTCCGACTCTATCTGTTGCAGTTGCACCAGTAGTAGTAGTAGGACAGTTAGATGAGATATGAACATCACAACCATATATCATACCAATCTTGCCAGTTTTAATAGCATCGCCAGAACCGATAAACTGTTGTTCAGTAAATCTGTTAAGACCTAGCATATCATTAGCAACGATTGGTGGGATAACAAATGAACGATTGTCCATTGGTACATCTGCATTATCTAATTTAAGAATCAACGCTCTGATTCCAGCATCCGTGATGTCTGCTGCATTAGAAGAGTTACCAGTATATAGCGTAGTACCAGTTGAACCGATATACGCTGTTTCCCAAGCGGCTGCATTAGAGCCACCTACTGTTCCACCTTGTAATGCTTCCCACAAAGTAACTAAGTCAGTATCGACTTGCTTTGCAAGAGCATAACCAGCATCGTCAGTATAGAACTTTCTCATACTTGCGAGTGCTTGTACTTCTGCAATATCCTCGATTAACTTAGAATACTCATAGTGTTTATTAATGGATACATTTATGACACTATTTGTAGCTGCCGATAATGTAACCTGTGTGTTTGCTGCTTTAGCACTTGCACTTCCTCTCGCAGGAACTGGAATGTGAATAGTATCACCTTTCTTTCCTTTGTGAGATAGCTTAGTAACTAAATTAGCAACCACTAAGTTTGACTTGTATGCACCTATAACTTCATCTGACCATAGTTCAGGAATGAAGTTACCAGCAATGGTAGTCGTGACTTGGTTTGTTCCTAAAGCCATTTTCTTCTCCTATTATAAGTAAAATTACCTGACTCTACCTTCCATATACGCTAACTGAATTTCATCAGCTAGAGCAGCATGTCTGTTAGGGTCAGTTACCTGTAGATTGATTAAATCAGCTCTACGGTAAATCTTTTTTCCACCTACTGAATCTCCTGAGGAGCGAGTTTCAGAGCTAGTTTTACGTAATGTTTTTTCTCTTTTAACTTTCTGTTCAGCTTTTACTTTAGCTGTGTTGTCTGCTAAATTGATTTGTTTCCATGTTGAAAACAATTCATCAGCAGCTTCAAAGTCATAAGAGTCCGCAGTACGGAATAGCTCTTGACGTATCTTACTTCCTCCAATCCACTTCTGAAAGTCTTGATTTGAGACTATATCTTTAAAATCAGGATGCGCACTTTCTAACTGAGCTGTGTTCAACGCTTCATTTTGTTTGAGTCTAGTCTGCTTAGCCATGACTATATCGGGGTGCTGCTCTATAGCTGAGTTGACTGCATTAGCAGGGTCAGCATAGAACTGCTCCTCGAAAGGAACTGGTTCTTCTTTAGGTGGAGTAGCTTCAGGTGCTTGTTGTTGAGAATACATTAAACTTTGGATTAACTTCCGTTGTTCTCCAACTTCCATTCCTTGTTTACCTAATACTCTTTCAGCATTTTGGTGCATCTCAATAACATCTCCTAGTGATTTACCAGCATACTTCTCAGGAATTATAGATTCGGGTTGGTCTGCTTCAGCTTGTACTTCTTCTTGGATAATATCCTGCTGAGTTTCCTGTTCTACTACTACATCTTGATTTTCTGTTATTGGTTCTTCAGTTAAAGGTGCTTCTTCTACTACTATACTCATCTTGGTCTCCGCCCATTAGGGTTATGAAGTTATATTAAAGTAGAGTCCTATGACTAGGATTGTTCTACCGCTAGTTTAGTTGCATCTTCTAGACTACGTAACTGTCTTAGAATCTCCAACTGACCTTTAGCGTGCCAAAGGTCCTTTTCACTTTCGAGAGTGCGTATGTCTCCT